GGGTGGTCCCATGCAAGCAACTCCATACAACGATTTCCAACTAGCAGGAGACAAATTAAATTATGATGATTTTTCTGTTACATTTTTAGTTGATGAATCATGTACTAACTATTCATTGATTCACAACTGGATGGTTGGTATGACATATCCTCAGAAATCTACTCAGTGGAGAGATTTTGCTAAAGAGATGAAGGATAAAAATTATCAAATTGATAAGTCGTCTGATGAATTTTTAGATCAAGTAGATATCTATCTGCATATCTTAAATAGCAATTTCAATATTTCAACCAAAGCTCATTTTTATAATGCGTTTCCTGTAAGTTTGACTCCTATGGAATACTCAACTGAGGTTACTGACATCGAGTATTTAAGAGCAACTATTACCTTCAAGTACACGTACTTTAAACTTTTAGATAAAAACGACAAAGAACTAACATTATGAGTTTACAAAATCAGATTATTGATGAGTGGAGAATAGATGCTGATATGGGCGATGACCTATTTGAAGCAGCAAGAAACATTCCAATTCTTCACTCAAAATGGATTGATAAGTATTTAAGAATTCAGTTACTCAAAAAAGAAAAAGGTTACGAGTACGATAGATTATACAAACAGAAGTATAGTTATTATATGGGCAGAGAAGAGATTGCCCCAGATGAAAAAATTATGAAGACAGAAGTTCAGATCTATATCAGTGCTGATGAAGATATCATCAGATTAAAAGCAATGGTAGATCTGTACGATAAATTAGAGAGCACTGTTAAAGAGATTCTAAATAATATTAACAATCGTTCATTCCAAATTAAGAATGCAATTGATTGGTTAAGATATTCTAGAGGTATAGATGAGTGACGTTATTATCCGAAAGAAGAATGAAGTATATCTTCAACTGAAAACACCTCCACATATTTCATATGAATTATCTGACCATTTTACCTTTGAGGTAGAAGGTGCAAAGTTCATGCCTGCATACAGGCAAAAGTATTGGGACGGAAAAATTAGGTTATTCTCACCTGGTACTGGAGAAATCTATGCTGGACTGAGAGAGTACATTGAACAGTTCTGTCAAGAACGCCAGTATAGTTTCGAGTATGCTGACAATGAATTCTTTGGTATGCCTGATGCCGAAGATGAGTTGGTATCGTTTGATGGTGTCAAATCATTTACTAAACGTTTCTCACCTATTAAGGCAAGGGACTATCAGTACAAAGCAATTTACGAAGCACTGAGAAAGAAAAGGAAACTGATTGTATCTCCTACGGGATCAGGTAAGTCCTTTATGATCTATTCTATCGTTCGTTTCCTTCAAGAAACGGGTCAGAAAATTTTGATCGTGGTTCCAACCACCTCCCTTGTCGAACAAATGTACAAGGATTTTGAATCTTATAGTTGGGATGCCGAAGAGTTTTGCCATAAAGTATATGCTGGTCATGAGAAAGTATCCCCAAAACCAGTAACTATTACTACATGGCAGTCAATCTATAAGCAACAAAAAAAGTATTTCGAATGTTTTAGTGCTGTTATCGGAGACGAGGCGCATCTTTTTAAGGCAAAGTCCTTGACAGATATTCTTACCAAACTACATCATGCCAAGTATCGTGTTGGATTTACTGGAACCCTAGATGGTAGCAAGACAAATAAACTTGTCCTAGAGGGTTTGTTCGGTCCTCACGAAAAGATTACAAACACAAATGAGCTAATTAAACAAGGGCATCTTTCTAGATTAAAGATCAAGATTATATCACTGAGGCATAACCATGTCAAGTTTGACAGTTATCATGAAGAGATTGATTACTTGGTCTCACATCCAAGAAGGAACAATTTTATCAAAAATCTTTCATTAGATCTTTCAGGTAACACCTTGGTACTATTCAACTATGTTGAACGCCATGGTGAACCACTATATGAATTAATAAATAATAGTGCAAAGGATGGAAGAAAAGTATTCTTCGTACACGGTGGGATTGATGTAAAGGACCGAGAGGAAATCCGAGCAATTACTGAGCAGGAGTCCAACGCAATCATCATCGCTAGTTACGGTACTTTTTCCACAGGCATTAACATTAAGAACTTACACAATATTATTTTTGCTTCCCCTTCAAAATCCAGGGTAAGAAACCTCCAGTCAATTGGTAGGGTATTAAGGAAAGGAGAAAACAAAAATACAGCAGTTCTTTATGACATTGCTGATGACACATCAAAAGATTCAAATAATCCAAACTATACTTTGCGCCATCTTTTTGAAAGAGTAAAGATCTATAATCAAGAGAATTTTGATTATGAGATAATCAACGTTAAATTAAAGAACTAAGTATGGGACCATTTTACGCAAGTATCAAATTTAAAACTGGAGAAGAAATCTTATGCTATGTAAAAATCGCCAATCCTGAAACTGATACTCTTGTAATAGAAAATCCAATAGAGATAGAAGAGATTGATATTCCTGGAGTCATTCAGGGTATGAAACTTAAAGCATGGATGAAAGTGTCTCATCAATCTCAATTCATTATTTCAGGTGAGGATATAGTAACTATTACTGAAGTACCTACTCATGTTATTAACTTCTATAAATCTGGTCTTAAGAAACTAGATAATCTAAACACAAAGAAACCCTCTACACCTCGTAGGAGACGTAAAGGGCATATTCCTTTAGATAATAATATGGGATTGTTATCCTCTATAGATGATGCTAGAGATCTCTTAGAACAAGTGTTCTTAAAGGATATCAAAGATAATAAAGAATCTTAAGTACTTAAAGCTTCTCTGAACTGTTGACCCAGTTATTATACACAGATACGGGGGTCTTGTCAAGCCCCCTATCATGTGCTACAATGTCATGAGAAGAACAAACTAGTATCAATGTCAAAACAAAAAGAACATTACGTTAACAACAAGGACTTCTTACACGCAATAGAACAGTATAAGAAGAGAGTAGAAGTTGCACAAAAAAATGGCGATCCGAAACCACCCGTTGGTGAGTACATCGGAGGGTGCTTTCTTAAGATTGCTACCCACCTTTCGTACAAACCAAACTTCGTCAACTACATGTTCAAGGATGACATGATTGGCGATGGTATCGAAAACTGCATTACATACATTGATAACTTCGATCCCGAGAAGTCAAAGAACCCTTTCGCTTATTTTACTCAGATCATCTACTACGCTTTTCTTCGTAGAATCCAGAAGGAAAAGAAACAGGTTGATATCCGACAGAAAATGATTGAGAAGTCAGGGTACAGTGAGGTATTCACTGCTGACGAGATGGGTAACGATGTCTACTACGATGGCATTAAGAATTCACTTGAACAAAAAATGAGGAGTTGAAATGAAGGTTGCGATTATTACTGATCAGCACTTTGGTATGCGTAAGGGTAGTCAGATTTTTCATGACTACATGAAGCGTTTCTATGATGAAGTATTCTTTCCAACCTTAGACAAATACGATATTAAAACTGTCATTGATTTGGGAGATACTTTTGATAACCGTAAGTCAATTGATTTTTGGTCACTGGATTGGGCGAAGGAGAATTACTACAGCAAACTTGCTGATCGAGATTGCACTGTTTATACAGTGGTTGGTAACCATACTTCGTACTACAAAAACACCCTAGATCTAAATGCAGTTAATCTGCTTCTGAGTGAGTATCCAAATATCTTTCAGATTAGTAGACCCGAGACAGTTAGAGTTGGTGGTCTAGATATCTGTTTTGTTCCTTGGATTTGTGTTGATAACGAAACCGAAACTTTCGAAGAGATATCAAACACTAACGCAAAGATTGCCATGGGGCATCTTGAACTGTCTGGATTCGAGGCACACTCTGGATACTATATGGATCATGGTATGAGTCCTGAGGTTTTCTCTAAGTTTAAGAAAGTATTCTCAGGTCACTTCCATCATAAATCTCACTCCAATAACATCTATTACTTGGGTAATCCTTATCAGATGTATTGGAATGATTATGGAGACGTTCGTGGATTCCATTTGTTTGATACTGAAAGTACAAACCTTCAGTTCATTAAGAATCCAATCAACATGTTTGAGAAGATCTTCTACAATGATGAGACCACTAACTATGCTACTATTAGTGGGAAGCAATACCAAGATAAATTTATCAAACTGATTGTTGAGAAGAAAAAGAATCACTATGAGTTTGATATGTTTGTTGAACGTCTCTACCAACTTGGTATCCATGACCTAAAAATTATCGATAACAGTCATGAAGAAATCAAGACCAGTGGAGACCTTGAGGTTGAGGGAACTCTTTCATTCCTTGAGAAATATGTAGACGAAATTGACTACGAAGAAAAAGACAATCTGAAAAATCTTATAAATTCAATATATGTTGAATCACTACAAGCAGAATAATGTACTTGCTAGCAATCAAAGGAAAGGAAAGTGAAGGAGCATATGCTCCTCAAGTTGGAGATGATCATGTACTTTATTTGTTTGTAGAAGAATCAGATGCAGAAAGGCACTCGGAACTTTTACTTGCTGACGACTATCCTGAGATGACAGTTGTTGAAGTGGATGATGAAGTTGCTATTGAAATCTGCGAAGAAAACGGTTATGCTTATTGCATAGTCACCCCTGAAGATATTGTAATCCCACCTAAACTAGATGATTGAATTTAAAACTATTAAATGGAAGAACTTCCTTTCTACTGGGAACAACTTCACTGAGATTGATTTACAGACACATCAGAAGACACTCATCATAGGAGAAAATGGAGCAGGGAAGTCAACCATTCTCGATGCTCTTTGCTTCGGTCTTTTCAATAAACCATTTCGTAAGATCAACAAACCTCAACTAGTCAATACTGTCAATCATGCAGATTGTGTAGTTGAGATTGAGTTTACAATTGGCAGTATTAACTGGAGGATTGTTCGTGGGATGAAACCCACAATCTTTGAGATCTACAAGAATGGTAATATTCTAGATCAAACCGCTGCTGCCGCTGATCAGCAAAAGTGGTTAGAGCAAAACGTTCTAAAACTTAACTACAAGTCATTCACTCAGATTGTAGTTCTTGGTTCTTCTACTTTTGTTCCTTTCATGCAGTTGCCTGCTGCTGGTCGAAGGGAAGTCATTGAGGATATCCTTGACATCCGAATCTTTTCCACAATGAATGTTATTCTTAAGGAAAGGGTAAAGTTAGTTAAAGAAGAGGTTAACGATCTTGAGTATGCCGTTTCAATCTTAAGAGAGAAAGTGGATGTGCAACGCAAGTACATCCAGAATCTCAAAGATCAGAGTGAGCAGAACAAAGAAGAGAAAGAGAATGTCATCTCAGTCCTAGAAGAAAACATTCGACTTAAGAAAGAACAAGTTGAAAGTTACATGTCTAGAATGGATGATTTAAACGAAGAGGTTGAGAAGTATTCTGATATTGATGCTAGGGTCAATAAACTCAGAGAGTATGACATTACCTTTAGTGGTAAGATCAAGGAGTTGACGAAAGAGCAAAAGTTCTTTACCAACAACGCTAGTTGCCCTACTTGTAATCAAGAGATCAGTGAAGATCTTAAAGAGACCAAGGTTGCCGAAACGACTGGTAAGATTGAAAAGTTCAAGCAAGCACTTGATAAACTTTCTAACGATCAGAAAGAAGTCAATAAAGTTCTTTCTGAGAGAAAAGAAATTCTTGACACCATCAGTGAAGTGCAATCTAAAATTAGAGAGTGCTTTAAAGAGGTAGAATGGAATGAGCGACGTGTCGCTGATACGTTGACTGAGATTGGATCTATCAACTCCAATGATTCTCTTATTGTTGAGGAAACTGAAAAGATTAAAACCCTGATTGAACAAGGTAAGTCCCAGGAACTGCAACGTCGTCAGTTGATTAAAAAACAAACTGAACTTAAGATTGTTTCTGAAATTCTTAAAGATGGTGGAGTTAAGTCCAGCATCATCAAGAAGTATCTTCCTGTCATGAACACCTTGATCAATAAGTATCTCCAGGAACTTGAGTTCTATGTCAACTTTAATCTTGATGAAACCTTCAATGAAACTATCAAGTCCAGATTCAGAGATGAGTTTTCATATGCTTCATTCTCTGAAGGGGAAAAGATGAGGATTGATTTGGCACTACTGTTTACATGGAGAGAGGTTGCCAAACTAAAGAACTCAGTCAATACCAACCTTCTCATTTTGGACGAAGTATTTGACAGTTCGCTAGATAGTAACGGCACTGCTGACTTCATCAACATCCTTCGGAATATTACGGAGGGTAACAATGTGTTCGTTATCTCACACAAGCAGGACATCCTGCACGATAAGTTCGATAGTGTGATACAGTTCACGAAGGTCAAGAACTTCTCCAAACCCGTACAGATCAATGAAAGTACCTAACTGGCAACACAACTCAAAGAAAGATAAGAATGGTAAGGGCACTTGCAAAGGAAGAATCCGTGCAAGCAAGCAACGCCTTAGGCACTTGAAAAACTGTCACAAGACCTCCCGCAAAGGGGGGTCTTTTTTTGTATCATATGTCCATACTGATTCGGAGATCACCTGATGCACTCTTTCTCTCACGAAGTCAAAGACACTCTTGCTCGTCTTCTTGCCACTGAGAATCTTATTGTTGAGCACAAGCAAGTCCCCACTGCATCCTTCGATGTGCAAGAACGTGTTTTGACTCTGCCTATGTGGCAGAAAGCATCCAGCACTGTGTATGACCTGCTGGTTGGGCATGAGGTTGGTCATGCTTTGTTCACTCCCAATATTGATTGGAAAGAAGGTGAGTATGTAGACGTTCCCCCTTCTTTTGTCAATGTGATTGAGGATGCTCGTATTGAGCGTATGATGAAACGCAAGTTCCCTGGATTTGCTAAGACCTTTCATAAAGGTTATAAAGAACTTTCTGATGATGACTTCTTCGGCATTGCTAATGAAGATCTGAGCAAGATGAATCTGATTGATCGTATCAACATTCACTTCAAGGTCGGTACGTTTGCTGCTGTTCCTTTTGCTGAAGATGAGAAAGAGTTTGTTTCTTTGACAGAAGGTTCCGAGACGTTTGCTGATGTTCTTGAAATCACTAAACTAATATTTGAGTTTGTTAAGGCAAAGAAAGAAGAGAAGAACAAAGTTGATATCCCCCCTATCCAGAGCAACCAAGAGCAACCTCCTTCGAATGGTGACTCGGTTGAGGTAGAGACACCTAACGTTAATCAGGACGCCCCTGTAGGCGATTCTGAGGGCACTTCAGAAGGTGCTGAGGGTGGAACTACTGGAGACGATACCATTTCTTCTCCTGAGGGATCTGATGAGTTTGAGTCCCACACTGATTCTGCATTCGAAGAGAACCAAAAGAAACTGATTAATCGTTCTCTTGCAGATACCGTTTATGTTGAGTTCCCTGAACTGTATGTGGATAACATTATTATTCCTGTAGAACAGGTTGCTAAAGATTGCCACGACTTCTATACTCTTGATTTTGTTGAAGGAACTTGGAGGAAAGAGTTTGTAGATCAGGCACGAAATCAATATGTAGAGTACAAGAAAGAATCTGCTCGTGGTGTGAATTATCTTGTTAAAGAGTTTGAGTGTAAGAAATCTGCTGATGCATATTCCAGGGCAGCAACTTCTCGCACTGGTGTTCTCGACACGACTAAACTTCACACTTACAAGTTCAACGATGATCTGTTCAAGAAAGTTACAGTTCTTCCTGATGGTAAGAACCACGGTTTGATCTTTGTTCTTGACTGGTCTGGTTCTATGCAAGATGTGATTCTTGATACTGTCAAGCAACTTCTCAATCTGGTATGGTTCTGCAGGAAAGTTAATATTCCTTTCGAAGCATATGCATTTACCTATGACTATGCTGATGAGCGAGAGTCATACGAAGATGATGGTTCAAACATCCAGAAGATGGAGAACAATACTTTGTATCTGTATCGCAACTTCCGTCTTTTGAATATGCTTTCTCATAAGCGTAGTGCTTCTGACTTTGAAACTGACTGTAAGAATCTGTTTATGGTTGCTTACTCTTTTCAGAAACGTGCATATGATCTTTCTCCTGCTCGTCTTGGTTTGTCTGGAACTCCTCTCAATGAATCTCTTGTGACCTTGCGTTATCTTATTCCTAAGTTTATCAAAGAGAATGGATTGGAGAAAGTGAATACAGTTATTCTTACTGATGGAGAGGCAGCAACCATTGGTCGTGTAACCAAGATGAAAGATTATTACAACAAAGACGAAGATCGTTGGGGTCGTGTTGGTCTTCATACCAACTGCCAGATCAGGGATCGCAAACTTGGTCGAATTTATAAACCTCTCTGGGATAACTATTCTTGGGAAGGTAACCTCACTAAACTTCTTTTGGATAATCTGAAAGAGAATTTCCCTCACGTGAACTTCTTGGGTATTCGTATTCTTCCCAGTCGTGATGTTTCTAACTTCTTCAACTATTATGTTGGAGGTCATTATGACGAAAACACTAGAAAGCGTTGGAAGAAAGAGCGATCCTTTATTCTGAAGGGTAAGGGTTATGATGAACTCTACGCTTTGTCTTCTACATCATTGAATGAGAATGATGAGTTTGAGGTTGCTGAAGATGCAACCAAAGCACAGATTCGAACCGCCTTTAAGAAATCCCTTAAGGCAAAGGCAATGAACAAGAAAGTTCTGTCCTCCTTCATCAGCATGGTCGCTTGATGAACTGTCCACGGGGGTCTTACGATCCCCACTATTTCCCCTATACTATGAAAGTCAACAAAACAACCCAAGGTCAAATGCCCCGCATGTCCAACCTCAACGTCAACGAAGTGATTTCCTACCTGACCGAAAACTTTGGTACGGACATCGGTAGTGATGCTATCAAATCCGCTGCTGATGAATTCGGTGTTTCCTATCCCACGATCACCAAGCGCCTTGATCAATACAAGGTTGGATATGGTCGTTGGAATATTACCGTTCGGGAACAGATGGAGAAAACCTACCAAGGAACCACTGAAATTATCCCGAGCGGGAACGTTGATAACCTTGTCCCCGAGAAAGATGATACCTTCGTCAAGTTTGGTAACTTTGCTGATCTTAAAAAGATTGTTGCCAGCGGCATTTTTTATCCTGTCTTCATTACTGGTCTGTCTGGTAATGGTAAAACCTTTGGTGTAGAGCAAGCATGTGCTCAACTAAATAGGGAGTTGATCCGTGTGAACATCACGATTGAAACTGACGAGGATGATCTTATTGGTGGTTTCCGTCTTGTTAATGGCGAAACTGTCTGGCATAATGGACCCGTCGTGGAGGCTCTTCAACGCGGAGCTGTGCTGCTTCTAGACGAGGTTGACCTGGCATCTAACAAGATCCTGTGTCTCCAATCTATCCTTGAGGGTAAGGGTATCTTCCTGAAGAAGATTGGTAAGTATATCCAACCCGCTGCTGGTTTCAATGTGATTGCCACTGCCAACACCAAGGGCAAAGGTTCTGATGATGGTCGCTTTATTGGCACCAATGTTCTCAACGAAGCATTCCTTGAGCGTTTTGCCCTGACCTTTGAGCAAGAGTATCCCACCCCTGCTGTTGAAAGCAAGATCCTGAAGAAGGTTGCTGCCTCTCTCGCTGTTGCTGATCATGACTTCTGCGAGAACCTTGCCAACTGGGCAGACATTATCCGACGCACTTTCAAAGACGGTGGTATTGATGAAGTGATTTCCACCCGTCGCCTTGTTCACATCATGCGAGCATTCGCTATCTGGGGTGACCGTATGAAAGCGATCAAGGTTTGTGTGAACCGTTTCGATGATGAGACCAAGCAGTCCTTTATCGAACTCTATGATAAAATTGATGCTGACGTTCAACAGGAGGAGAGCAATGCCGATGCCCCGTTCTGAAAAATTCCACGGGTATGTAAATCATCTTGCCACTCTTGACAGTGGCAAGACCGTGAAGATCCTAGGTGGCGAGGGTCTGAAGTTATTTGTCAAAGATCTTGACGGCAACGTTCAAGAATGCTACCATAGTAATATTCAACTTATCTGGGATCGCTGAATGGCAAACAAATATAATGAAGATGCTCTGTTGACAGAGCTACGTGATTACATTACTGGAACCTATGGACAACACTACTCTGCTGGTAATGACAGCATTCAAACGTTAGACTTGATTGAAGCATGTGGAGACGCTGAGGCATTCTGCCGAAGCAACATCCTCAAGTATGCTTCCCGCTATGACAAGAAAGGCACTGCCCGTCGTGATATTATCAAGATCCTTCACTACGGTCTTCTCCTTCTTCACTTCAATGACAAAAACGCTACCCGTGAAACGTACCCTCAATGAGCAAAGTTATCCTTTCTAAAAAGACCCTAGATGTCCTCAAAAACTTCAGCACAATCAACTCTTCCATTGTTTTCCGAAAAGGAAGCACTGTACGCACCATCTCTAATGCAGAGAACATTCTTGCAAAGTTTACTGGCGAGGAAGTATTTCCTGTGGACTTCGCTATCTATGATCTTAGTCAGTTCCTTTCTGGGATCTCTTTGTTTAGCGACCCTCAGCTTGAATTTGACAACGAAAGTTTTGTCAGCATCCGTGGCGGTAGGCAGTCTGCTCGCTATTACTTTTCTGATCCAGAGATTACGCTCAAGAGTGCTCCAGAAAAGAACGTAAAGTTCCCTGGTGCTGATCTCCAGTTCAACCTGACTGGTGAAGATCTGATTGCTCTCCAGAAAGCATCTGCTGTTTATAGTCTGCCTGATCTGACCTTCCAATCTGAAGAAGGTTCTAATGTTATCAAACTTGTCCTTCGTGATAAAGAGAATGATACCAGCAATACTTACGAGCAATCCATTTCTGGTTCTTGTACTGGGGACTATTCTCTGGATGTCAAAATTGAAAACATCCGTTTGCTCCCTGGTGACTATTCGGTCAAAGTCTCTAAGCACTTAATTTCTGAATGGACAAACACCAACGTTGATCTTACCTATTACATTGCACTGGAGCCCTGATGAGACACATCCTTTTTACACTCAAAGAGTGTAACAAATCGTTCTTAGATGACGAAAGGTTTGTAAGGGATGTTGTTTATCAGGCATCAGTCAAATGTAAATCAACTTTATTAGCACTCAACTCACACAAGTTTGAACCTCAGGGTGTCACTTGTGTGGCGATGCTCGCTGAAAGTCATATCAGCATTCACACTTGGCCAGAGTTGGGTATGGCAGTGTGCGACATTTTCACCTGTGGGGATCACACGAAACC